GTGATCTGGGCCCTCGACGGGCTTGGCCGTTTGAACCAGCGCGGCTACTTCCAACGCCCCACCTCAGCCGACGAGCTGGCCGCCGACTTGGTCGATCAGACCAGCCCGATCCGGGCCTTTGTGCAAGAGATGTGCATGGTTGGAGAGATCTACCAAGCCGACCGCGACGAGCTTTTCAAGGCTTGGAAGACCTGGTGCGAGGCTCAGGGTCGCGATCACGCGGGCACCAAAGTGTCGTTTGGCCGCCAGCTTTCAGCCGCTTTCCCGGGCATCAAGCGCAGTCAGCCTCGCGGAAATGGCACAGGATCATCCGGTGCCAACGAGCCTTCTGGCACAAGATTGAACCTTTACACAGGCATTCGGATGCGCCATGACTGGGAGGCGGATGATGGACCGCTTTGATTTCCGCCATTTGGCACACCTTCAAGTTGTGCCGGCGCACTTTGGCACAACTTCTTTCAAGCCTCAAAAACCCACGCAAACCTTTGATTTCATTGATGTTTTTCACTTTGGCACAACTATGCACAAGATAAAACGCCTATATTCACACATGCATGCACACGCACACACGCAATGCAAGTTACGGTTGAAATGTCGTTTTTTTCGATGCCAACCTGTGCCAACGCCAACCGTTGCATAATTCCCTACCCCACCAATTGGAGCCCGCATGAAAAAACAGCCCGCTGAATCCACCCCGGAAATCACAGCCGAAAAACTCACCGGAAACCCTGCCGACAAAATCGAGCAGTGGAGCATCGACAAACTTATCCCCTACGCGCGCAACAGCCGCACGCACTCGGATGAGCAGGTTGCACAGATCGCCGCCTCGATCAAAGAGTGGGGCTGGACCACGCCAATCCTGGTCGACGAGAACGGCGGCATCATTGCCGGACACGGCCGCACGATGGCCGCACAGCGCCTCAAAATGACCACGGTCCCGGTTATGGTCGCCACAGGCTGGTCCGAGGCCAAGAAGCGCGCCTACATCATTGCCGACAACCGCCTCGCCTTAAACGCCGGGTGGGACAACGAGATGCTCGCCACCGAGTTCAAAGACCTGCTTGACCTCGGCTTCGACGTGAGCCTCACAGGCTTTTCCGAAGAGGAGATCGATGCCCTGATGCCACTGGAGCTGGAAGACGGCCTCACGGACCCCGACGACGCGCCCGAGGCCCCGGTCAACCCGGTCACAGTCCAGGGCGACGTTTGGGTGCTTGGCAAACACCGGCTGCTTTGCGGCGACAGCACCAGCATGGACGACTTGGCCAAGCTGTGCGAAAACCAAGCCGTCGACATGTGGCTGACCGACCCGCCTTACAACGTGGCCTATGAGGGCGGCACCAAAGAGAAGCTGACCATCAAAAACGACGAGATGGGCGACGATCAGTTCCGCCAGTTCCTGCGCGACGCTTACACCGCTGCCGACTCGGTCATGAAAGCCGGCGCGGTTTTCTACATTTGGCACGCCGACTCCGAGGGCTACAACTTCCGGGGCGCTGCCAAGGACGCCGGCTGGACCGTGCGCCAGTGCTTGATCTGGAAGAAGTCCAGCCTCGTTATGGGCCGCCAGGATTACCACTGGAAGCATGAGCCCTGCCTCTACGGCTGGAAAGACGGTGCGGGCCACCTCTGGGCTGCCGACCGCAAGCAGACCACCATCCTCGAGTTCGACAAGCCCACCCGCAACGGCGAGCACCCGACCATGAAGCCCGTGGCCCTGTTCGAGTACCAGCTGCTCAACAATACCAAGGGCGGCGACATCGTTTTGGACTCGTTTGGCGGCTCTGGCACCACCATGATCGCCGCCGAGAAAAACGGCCGAGTTGCACGGTTGATGGAGTTGGACCCAAAATACTGCGACGTGATCGTGACCCGGTGGCAGCAATTCACCGGCAAGCACGCCCACCTGGAGGCCGACGGTCGGTCCTTCACCGAGGTGATGGGCGAGCGCAGTCCCAACAGCTTGATCGGCAGCGAGATCGGCAAAGCTGACAAGCCCAAGGTTGAGAAGGCCAAACCTGCAAAATCGGCCGATTGATGACAAAAACAGACCGAATCACTGTCAAAAAGGAGAGATTCATGACAAAAACGACTGAAAAACCGGTTTTAAAAAAGACCGGCAAAAATGGCGGTGCTCGCGAGGGGGCTGGTCGCAACCCATTTGAGCCCACAGAAACCGAGCGCAAGCAAGTGGAGGCCCTGTCGGGCTACGGCCTTCCCCTTGAGCAGATCGCCGTGCTGGTGCGCAAAAGCATCAGTGTGGAAACCCTGACGACGCACTTCAAAGAGGAGCTGATCAGCGGCAAGGCCAAGGCCAACAGCCAGGTCGGCCGCACGCTTTTCCAGAAGGCGACGGGCGGCGACACCACGGCGATGATCTGGTGGACCAAAACCCAGATGAAGTGGTCCGAGACTCAAAAGGTCGAGCACACCGGCAAGGACGGCGGCGCGATCGCCTTGTCCAGCGTGGACTTGAAGGGCCTTAACGACAACGAGCTGGCGCAGATGCAAGCCTTGTTGCAAAAAGCCAACGGGGGTGAGGAATGAGCGCCAGCGAACCCATGGACCCGTTCTTCACCACGATGAAGATCCGCGCCTGCGAAGGCGACGCCGCCGGCCAGCTTTTGCTTGAGGCCTACGGCAAGCAGCAGGTGCAGGCGGCCATGGCCCAGATTGCACCCCGCATTCAGGCCGCCATTGAGCAGTCAGCACTGGACGCGGCCGTCGCCGAGCGCCAGCGCATCATCGAATGGATGCGCGGCGAAGATGCCGAAAACTTCACAGCCCGCGACTTTGCCGACGTCCTGGCCATAGGCATCCCAACAACACAACCAACCGAGACCCCGCAATGAACAAACCCACCCTTCCCGAGTCCCCCCTGCCCGCCCTGCTTGACCACGACGGTCGCTTTCAGGCCTTGTTCCCCGAGGACCTGGTGCGCCAGCACGGCGAGGACATGATCGCCTTCGAGCGCGCCCGCATCATTGCCCTGCTGGACACGTTCGCCGTTCAATGCCAAAAGCAGGCCGAGGCCATGAGCGAGACGGGCCACGCCGATCAGCGGCTGGTCAACGCCCAGCACGATGCCGTGCGCCTGCTGCAAGAGGCGATCAACGCCGCATGACTGCCTCAGCGGCTTACCCGGGCGATGAAGACGTGTTTTGCCATGTGGTCCCGATCGGGGACTTCAAGGAGCATGAGCTCTCGCGCGCTTGCTGGTGCCACCCACGCCCCGACGAGCAAGCGCCCGAGGTAATGGTCCACAACGCCATGGACCAGCGCGAGCGGCTTGAGCGCGGGGAGCTTTACATCCAATGAGCGCACCCGTCTCGCCCGCCGTCATGTTGGACATGATCTCCAAGGAGCAGGCCCGCCGCAGGGCGGGTGCGTCGCTTTACGAGTTCGTCAAGCAGTCTTGGCACGTCATGGAGCCCGGCGTCCCGTTCGTCCCGAGCTGGCACATCGAGGAGATCTGCGAGCACCTGGAGGCTGTGAGCTGCGGCGACATTCACCGGCTTCTGATCAACATCCCGCCGCGCCACTCCAAGTCCACCATCGTCTCAGTCGCTTGGTGCGCCTGGGAGTGGATCGCCCAGCCCGAGCAGAAGTTCTTGGCCGCGTCGTACTCGGGCACGCTGTCCATCCGGGACAACTTGAAGGCCCGTCGCCTGATCCAGTCGCCTTGGTACCAAGAGCGGTTTGGGCACATGTTCAACCTCGCCGGCGACCAAAACGCCAAGCAGCGTTTCGAGAACGACAAGACCGGCTACCGAATCGCCACCTCGGTTGGCGGTACCGCAACGGGCGAGGGCGGCTCGCGCCTGATCCTTGACGACCCGCACGGCGCGCAGGATGCGCAGTCCGAAACCATGCGCGAGACCGCGCTTGAGTGGTTCGACATGGTCTGGTCGACCCGGCTAAACAACCCCAAGACCGACGCCATGGTCACCGTCATGCAGCGCCTGCATGAGAAGGACATCTCGGGGCACATCTTGGACGACATCGGCGGTTGGGAGCACATCTGCATCCCGGCCGAGTGGGACGGCAAGAGGCGCAGCACGGTGCTTGGCTCCTACGACCCGCGCACGGTCAAGGGCGAGCTGATCTGCCCGGACCGATTCGGCGAGGCCGAGATCACCAAGCTCAAGCAACTGCTGGGCACCTACGGCTCGTCTGGCCAGCTGCAGCAGGACCCGTCCCCCACCGAGGGCGGCATCTTGGCCACCAAGCACTTTCAGCTCTGGCAGTCGGCCACCCGCCTGCCGCAGTTCGAGTACATCCTGCAAAGCTACGACACCGCGTTTACCGAGCGGACCACAGGCGACCCGACCGCCTGCACCGTCTGGGGCGTGTTCTCGCACCGAGGCCTGCGCAACGCGATGCTGCTGGACGCCTGGGACGAGCACCTGTCATACCCGGACCTGCGCGCCCGCGTCATCCGAGATTGGACGTCGCAGTACGGCGCGGACGCCAGCCCCAAGGCAGGGATGCCGACCAAGGGCAGGCGGCCCGACCGTTTGCTGGTTGAGGCGAAGGCGTCGGGGCAGTCGCTGCTGCAGGACCTGCGGTTGGCCAAAGTCCCTGCCGTTGGCTACAATCCCGGACAAGCGGACAAGGTTTCGCGGGCGCACCAGGCAGCGCCAACGCTGGAGCTGGGGTTGTTGTGGATTCCCGAGTCCACTAAGAACCCTGGGCAGCCAGTTAGTTGGGCGGCCACCTTTCTGAAGCAGATCGCCAAGTTCCCTGTCGCAGAGCACGATGACTACGTGGACACCTTCACCCAGGCAGTCATTTTTCTGAAAAACGATGGCTGGTTCGAGCTGCCGCAAGCAAGCGACGCGGACGAGCCAAGACCGTACAAGAAGGAAAGGTCGAATCCTTATGCCGCCTAAGTCCAAGCCCATCTGGGAAAAAAGCCGCCCCAAAGACCTGGGCAAGCCCAAGGCGCTGTCGTCATCGGCCAAGACAAGCGCCAAGCGCGCAGCCGAAAGCGCGGGACGCCCTTACCCCAATCTGGTCGACAACATGCGCGCGGCAAGGAAGTCGAAATGACCAAGCCCGTCAAAAAAGCCGACATGGCTTGCAACCAGCCAAAGCGCACGCCGGATCACCCCAAGAAGTCCCACGTGGTCAAGGCCTGCTACGACGGCACTGAGAAG